GTAGTCAGACTTAAACTGTGCATTGTAGGCATCCATAATGAATGAATTGCCGGACTCTTGTGTGTAGGTGCGAGCTTCGCGTGTAACAGTTGTTACGGAAGGAGTCGCAACAGAAGCAACGCTCTTTCGAGCCTCTTCTGCCTTCTTGTCGGCTGCTGCTTGAGCAGTCAACTTTTCGATTTTGTCATCGAGTGTGCGTGATTCAGCGACGAGGGCTTCAACCTTCTCGGTTTCCTCGGCAGTTAAATCTGTGCGGTTTTCTTTGGCTACTGCCTCAAGAACTGCATCCATTTCTGCCTTTACTGCATCACGGCGCTCAATTACTTTGTCAAGAAATGACATTTTATTTTTGCTCCTTGATAGGTTGGTTTGAAAATCGAGGTGGTGGCGATGAGTTTCTCGGCGCTTTAAGGGTGAGAGTCTCGCTCCGACTTCGTGAATCTGTCAGATTACTGACAGAAAACTAGAGATTGTTTCTTAATGCTTTGGCAAGACGAAGTGAAATCTTGCGACTTGTGGATTCTTCCATTTCGACATCTTCTGAAGAATCAGGGCTTTCGGTGTCTAGGTCGTCACCGTCAACTTCGTTTTCTTCTTCCTCGCCATTTTCGCCAAGTAGAAGAGCCATCATTTGAACTGATTTCATTATGTATTCGTGACCTTCTTCTAGGTCATCAAAAATACTTTGAAGGATGGCAAGGCTTTCGCCGGTAACTTCACGGCCTTCCTTGACTGCCTGAATTGCGCTTCTTAAAGCCTCACGAGCCATCACCGATGTTGTTGGATAGGCAGGATAAGTGACCATTGAAACATCGCCATCGGCAAGAGAAACTTCTGTCAGGACTCGTGTGCTTCTATCATCGCTCCACTTTTGACGAATGACACGGAAAGCGAAACTCATTTGGTCAACATCTCCACGCTCGACAAGGGTGTAAATGTCGCGGGCTTCTTGGGTGTTTGCCAACTCTGCTTCAAAGTAAAGACCCTTCTCATCTTCACGCAGAACAAGAGTGTTGTTCTTGGTTCGAGCCAATGGCAAACCTTCGTGATTGATAAGCAAGCGAACATCGGGTGTTTCGCTCAAGGTCTTGCGGAATGCGCCAGGTGCAATGCTCTCTCTGAAAGGTAGCGGAAGGCTTGGATCATTGAAGACCGCAGCATAACCGGCGAGTTTCATCGATCCGTCTTCGGAACGAGCCTCGACATTTCGCACATTGTAAGTGCGGCGTTCGATTTTTTTCATCTTACTCCTTGAATTGGCCTCAGCATCTAGGGCATCAATCTTGCGTTGCGCCCAGTTCTGCGCTCTGTCACTAAAGTTGGAATCCCCGCCCCACAAGAGCCAAGCAACTAAACCTGGGCCTGGATATTGTGAGTCAGATGGATCGGAGTTCTTCGGTGCTTGTCCGTCAACTTTATGACGAGCGAACCACGGTGCCATCTTTCGGACTTTGTTTTCACTTACTCGACCGGCAGCCATTTCGCGAGCTTCTCGCTTTGTGCCTTCGGTCAGTCCATCTCCCCCAAAACCTTCACGCAAGTATTCAAGACCGCGAGCAGCGTTGTCGCGGATAAATTGCGGAACGGTCAAATCTACCTGTCGAACTTCTCCACCTGGTTCTAATCCTTCATCAATAGAAACTGCAACCATCTGATCGATTGCATCTTGCTTGTTATCGTGGCAACCGATGGTCTCATAACCGCCGTCAGCATCTTCCTTGACGGTTGCCCAACCTTGACAGTCGGGTTGTTCGTTTGAGATGAAATAGGGCATCGGCTTTCCTAGATTAGAAGGAGAACTTCGTTATCGTCTTGAATGATTGAAAAGTCAATGCGCGAGATGGCATTGGCTTTGATTCCTTTTAAGCTCGCCTGTGCCATCGCCTGCGCGATGATTGGCTCAACTTGAGGAACTTCAACCTGTGGGAAATTTGGTTGAACATAATTTGGCGAACCAGCCTGACCGATACCAAACTCCGGTGTCGGCGGTGTCGGTGGCGTTGGGATTGTGTTCGCCTCTGCAACCAATGAACCGAAGGAGGATGTTGCGGTTGCAAAGGTTGTTCTGACTGCGGCTGCGGTAGCAGTCACTTCCCCAAGAAGTGCAGAGGCGACCACAAGATTTTCGACTTCGGCAGTTGCGCTTGCGCTTACGCTTCCGAAGTTTGATGATCCACTAGCAACAGGGCCGAGCAAGTCAACATCTAGTTGCCCTGTGCCAAGAATCAACCCTGGCATATTAGCTCGCTATTGTTAGTGAAACTGTTAAAGAGCCACTAGGGATAACATAAGTATCGCCAGCAGTATAGGCATTACCAGTAATACTGCCACTAAATAAAAAGTTGCCAGTAGTAAGAGAATCCCAAGCAGTAAAGAAAGTGGCATCTTCGCTGCCCGAAATATTTGTCCAAGTGATGTCAGCATCGCTCGTGAGAGTGCCAGCAGAAGCCGCACCGAAGGATGCAGATTTACGAGTCGTTTCGGTGGCGGGATTTGATGTGCCATTTGCTCCAGGGTCTCCGATGTGAAGTTTGATATAAACAGTTCCCACCGAGAAACTCGAAGCATTACCTACTGCATCAAGAAGTTCGTCTGCTAAGTATGAGGAAATTCCGGTCGCCATTATTCGCCCTCCATAAATTCTTCGATGACTTCAACGATTCGACCGAGTTCATCGCGCTTGACGACTTTGCGAACTAACTTGCGTTCAATCGTATTGGTGACTTCTACCTTTGGAGCCTCGACATTGACGGTCGGAGAAGCAACTTCAACTTGAGGTGCTTCAACCATCACAACTGGTTGCTCAACATTTACAGTTGGAGCAGCGACATTCACAGTCGGTTCAGGAACCTGAACAACCATTTGAGCATCTCTTCTCTCACGAACATCATAAACGCTTTCAGGGTCGTTCGGATCGATGGTTGAAATCTGTTGTAGTTGTGATGAAGGTAAGCCGGTATGAGCCATTGCAGGCAAGCCAACGGCAGCAAGAACGGCAGAAGGATCGAAGCCAACCTGAACAAGTTGAGCGGCGATTTCTGTGCGTAACTTTAAGCCAACATCCTTGGCATCAGCAGCATCGATGTTCTGTAATGGAACACGGAACTGATCGCCGGCTTCGCCAAGCGGCGCAAGGTCTTCGACCGAGCGAACATCATTAAGGCTCAAGAAGCCTTCACGAAGTCCTTTGGTATAAGCCTCATAACGCTCAAGAGTTGTGCCACGAAGAAGGGCATCAAGATTGAACTTAATAAAGCCATCAGATTCAGGAAGCAATCCTGACAATGCTTGCTCTAGGCGCTCAAGTAATGGGCGAAGTGAATGCTGAACAAATGACAAGTTCTGCGCTTCAACCGAAGCAAAGCTCATCGCGCCTGATACTGGATGACCAAGCAAAGACAAAGGAACGCGGAAGAGTCTTGCAATTTCTTCCACATTGAATTTTCTCGTGTCTAGGAGCTGGGCATCCTGAGCATTTAGTTGCAAAGGTTTGAAACTTGCGCCACCTGTAAGGATTCCGATTCGACCAGCGCGACCAGGGCCAGCGTGAGAGATATTCCAATCACGGCCTAGGTCAGCAGCTTGTTCTTGTGTTAGCTCAGTTGGAATCTCAATGATTCCGCCAGGGTTGGCAGCGTTGCCAAAGTAGGAAGCGGCATAAACATCAGAAGCCATCGCAGCGCCAAGAGTTGTTCTAGCAGCACCTATCGGGCCAAGTCCATAATGTTCACCAGGAAGGCGAAACATTGGAATATGAAGAACATCGTTCTTTGTCAGTTTTTCGACATACATTGTGCCGGCATCATAAACAGTCACTTCATATTCAATAGGAGCATTTGGTTGCGGGCGATTGATACGAACACGCTCAGGGTTTAGGCAGTAAAGTTCAATAACTTCGCCAAGATTGTCACGAACGGTCAAGATGTAAGCGTTGCCGTGGATGTTAAGTGATGAAATGACCTGCTCTAAAAATTCAAGGCGAGTGGCATCAGGGTTAGGCTTATTGACCCACTCTGGAATCGATCCATAAACGGCAGCATAAGAAATTCTGTTGCGACCACGGCGAACATAAGCGCCCATTGGTAGCGAAGCAATCGTGTCGCCAAGTAAGCGAACACAGGCATAAACCGTTGACATCCGGATAGCAGTTTCAGGATTTACTTCAACGCCTGCCGGCATCATATAAGCAGGCCGGCCAGGGATGAGCGGTTGTAACCATTGCTCGCCGGTCTGTGGTTGATTCCGTCTCTCAGAGAAAGACCTAATGCGCTTTGATAATGACATCAGTTGCCTTTCTCAGTTGCCCAAATTAAAAACCCGCCAAGAACTATAAGAGCAAATGGAGGTGAAAACATCCAAACACCCGAAGTCACTAGAGCGACTCCGACTGCGCCAATTACGGCGGAGAGATCGAACTTCATTCATTCTCCTAGACTTGAATTGAATAGAACCGAGGCGCGGGCGCTTTAGGCGGTGCGGGTTGTGTTGCCCTGTCATAGCCAAAGATGGCAGCGACGGCGGCATCCACTTTTCGCCTTGCCGATGCCTTCGCCACCATCACGCCACGACTTGATTGTTTCGTGACACAGTTGGCGACATGCCTTGCGAGTCTTTCATCTCCATCGTGTGTGAAGGATTGATTGACGACGGCTTCGTAAAATTTTTGAGTTGCAGGAACCATTCGCTCTGCGCTGTTGGGATATGCCACAACGGGCAACCCTTCCTCGTCGAGAACCATAAATGTTCGGTTCCATCTTGCGGGGTCGAAAACAATCTCTCTGACAGAAAAACGACTATCTCGACAAAAGTTGATGATTTTGGCTTCGACTTCCGCGACCGGAACGAACCACGATGAATCTGCATCTTGTGGCTTCTCCCAAAGTCCTGCAACAAATAAATGAGGTTTGTCTGCGCCTAGGGCGAAGCCGACAAGAGCAGTCGAATCATTACTGAATGCGCCGTCAAAGGCAAGCACTACATCTTCGCCAGGAATGAATTGGCGGTCTTTATCTTCTAATTGTTCCCAAGCTCCATTTGGAAGCCAAGCAACTGAAGTCGAAACGAATGTGTTGCATCGCTTCGTTCTAAATTCTGCTTCAGGCGTTCTAAGAACTGCGCTTCTAAAATCTTCGACATCAACGATGTCACCAAGACCAGGATTGCCTTCTGCCCAAGAATCTTCGTCACGATGATTGAATTCTAATTTTGTCGGTTCCCACCAAGCAAAGAAGAATGAAGGATCATCTAGTTCGCCTTTGACAATTCGCTGTCCGTATTGGTAGAGCGAATAGCAAAGTGAATCTTGCCCACCGGCTGCCGCTTTGACTCCGGCAGTTGTTATACCAAAAAGCAAACTGTCGGCGCGAGCGCCACCGGCTAGAGAAAGCGTGTTCCATAAATCCCAACTTGGTTGGGCGTGGACTTCATCGAAGATAACAAGAGGCGAAGGATTCAATCCTTCTTTTGTGTAAGCCTCGGCAGAAAGAACGCGATACACCGATGACTTTTCTTTGTATTCAATAGCATCGCGGTAAAGAGTGAACATTGATGAAAGTTCTTCATCTAATTCAATCATTCGCTTCGCGGTGCCGAAAACTATTTTTGCCTGATCCTTGTCAGCAGCGCACGAATAGATTTCGCTACCGTTTCCGCCAAGAGTAAGACCGGCCAAACCCATAGAAGCAGCAAGAGCCGACTTGCCGTTCTTTCGGGCCATGCCCACCAGCGCCGTTCGATGTTTGAATCTTCCATCTTCCCTCC